ATCTGCGTCAAACAGCTGCTCTGTGATCGTGTCACTTACGTCCGTCAATCTGACCGGCTTGCGAGTCAACATGCCCGCCAACATTTTTTCAATGCGAGCGTAAAAAGGGCTAAGACAGCTAATTTTTAGACGACCGTCATATGAAAGATCATCTTCGCGTGGGTATTGCGGAAGAAATTTTCTGTGGCCCTTACGCAGGCCGTAGGTGCCCGTTAACAGGACTTCAAGAAGGCTCCAATGGTCAGCCATGCTCATGTACGCCTGGTTTGGCGAATCCACAGTGCTGACGCTGCCAACACGCTTAGCGCCACCAATCCCAGATGAATACACGGCTAAGCCCCTTCCAATAATTTGATATTAATCGAGAGATCTGCAGACACAAGAAAGGGGCAGTTACCTGCCCCGATCTATTGCGACTTTGACCCGGCAGCCCGCAAGCCATAGCCGGTTCTGCAATCAATATACTCTTATTCCAGTCCCACGCCCAGCCCGGATGTGTAGCGGGTTGTATAGAGCCCAAACCACGTAACCCAAGCTGTCAGTGAGATGGTCGTAGCCCCCCTCCTTATCAGGCTGCTCAGGATTGCGCTCTGAATAACCCTGCAGCTCTAAGCACTCGATCATTTTTTCGCACTTGGCGAGTATCTGTAAACGGACTTCGCCTTTGCCGTTCACTAGCAGCGCCTGCAGCGCTGCCACTCTATCTCTGATAAGTGGGTTGCTTTTACCTGCTACGACAGTGAGGTTGGCCATCTGCAACAGCTCGATGTCTGTTCTCGCGGCATTAGTGCTGCGGTTTGCGCCTGATGAGTCAGGGTACACATATACAGGAACTTGTAAGTGAGCTGATTTTTCTTTAATGGCTTTTGCCATTGAGTCGGTGTCATGGGCTTTCACTTCGTCGATTAGGAGAAATGAATTGCCCAGGCGTACACCACAAATAGCGTTGCAATTACCAATATTGAAATCGCAACCCCAGTGGCGTGGCTCATTGTCCAAGTTGACCGGGGCCGTCTCAATGACATGCTTCGCTCGGTCAAAACGGTCGTAAACCTGGCCAGTGTTCAGGTTGACGAATACGCCGTTTAGATAGGACTGAATGAGTTGCTCTGGGTAATTCTGGAGTAAAGAATCAATGAACCCCTCTGGAAGGAAAGGGTTATCCGTAGTCTTAGCGCGAATCAACGCGGTGTCATCACCCGCGTTTTTCTCAAACGTGTCAAACGCCCAGCCAAAGCCTTCTGGCGTTGTGGCCGCATAAAACTGCTGGACATTGCCAGCACGCAGCCGAGCTAGTGCCATTCGCATGGCTTGGGTAGCAACTGATTTGTTTGCTGTATCAGCTTCGTCGAATCCAACAGCGCAAAGGTTCTGACCTCGAATCCTGTTCGCTGTTTCCATGGTGCGAAGAAGGATGGTATGTGAGCCCTCCTGGAAATGAATGCGGTATTCCGGCAAGGGGCTTACACGAAAGTCAAAAGGAATCTCAAATTTTGTTAGCAATTCGTCCATTTGACGCATGAGAATATCTCTCAGCATTGGTGCAATGGGTTCAAACAAGGCAGAAACGTGGCCCACGTTTAGGGCCGCCATGTGAAGGCTTTTGCAAATCAGGCCGTAAGTTTTGCCCGCTCCGAATCCACATACAAGGCCAAGTTTGCGGTGCTTAGTGTCTTCGCAAAAAGCAATTTGATGTGGGAGCAAGCCCGTTTGTACACGCTGCAGAACTTCTGCGGTGGTCGGCTTGCTGAATCGCTGCAGGTCAAGGATCGGAGCTAGCAGCGGTTCACTGCCCACAACATCATCAGCCAAGCTCATGACATCTCGAAGCGCAGAAGTCGAGCCTGTAACTCGATGGCCTTCAAAGCTGTGCTGTATTGGCTTTTTGTAGTGGCCTTTCGCTGGATGTCTTTCAGGGCACAGAGCGATTCATGAAGCCACTCAGGCCGCTCTAGCTCAGCGTCTAAACGTTGATGATCACGAGCCCGCTTGATGTATTCCTCTAGCTGGCGAGTGCTGAGGCCCCAGGCATCCGCGCCATATTGCAGAATCTGAGTTCTGCTATTTCCTTCCAATAAAAGCTTGTAAACGGTCAATATCCGCTCATCTATCTGGATATTGGTCGATTTAGCAGCCATACCCAGACGTTAACAGGGCTTGGAAGTTTGGTGAAGTGAATTAATGGCGACAGAGGTTATATGAAACGCCTGATCGCGTGAGAGAAAACCTTTGTATTTGCGATGAACGTCGGCAGCGGCCTTGTAAAGCTGCGAGGTAGAGGGCTTGAAATCCGAATTGGTTAAGTGGTCAATGACAACATGCGAAAGCGGTTTTTGATTTTGCTCAGCGATGCGTTTGTAAGCGTCTAGCTGGTCTTGATTTAGGTTGATTGTGACTTTAGCCATAAGAAGAAATGCAAGGAATACAGTTAATTTTTTACTCAGGAATTTTTACTTGATCTCCTATCCAGTGCAAATATGGGCCAATATCAACCTCTGGTTTCTGCGCGGTGTACCACCTAAAACCGCAACTCTGGCAATGGCGGCGGCGTACTACTTCATAAGGGCCGTCAACAGTTTTTTTTGTGGTTACAACTTTGACCTGGAATGAACCGCATTTTTTACATTTCATTCGCAGAAAGGCGAAGAATTTGATCAATTTCTTTTAATTTGTAAGAAAGAAATGCGTAAGTTGATTTTGGTAAGGGCTTAACATCTTCAAGGGTGTTGTCAAAAACTGCATCCGACACGGCCAAAGATTCTTCAAGAAGTGCTTGCAGGCGCAAAATGACAGGTTGTTGCCTGACTGTGTGAGGGTTCATTCAGTTGATTGAAGGTAGGAGCTGCTCTACGTTTTGAAGCTGCTCTTTCACATCAGCAATGTATGCAGGCAGCAGTGGCTTAAGTCCTGTGCGGACTTGTTGTCTTAACGAGTTGATATCGCGGGCAGTGGCCTCCCAGTTGATACGACGTTGACGGTGAATGTCGCGGATGATGTCTTTGTCAACGTTGACGCCTATGGGTTGTTGACGGCCACTTGTGTCAGTCGTGCAAACGCCACTGGAATTACGAAACCCTGCGCGAGTTGTTTGGGCCTCGTAGTCCTGGGCCTCGTAAGCGGCAACGCAATGACAGATAACGGCTAAATCTGAGCCACCATGCCGATGGATGTTGCCGTCGATAATTTCGGCGTCGTAATCGGGCAAGTAATGGTTCAGGAGCCCGTCGCCATTGGTGACGATGCCTGTGTCGTAGCAAGCGAAGCAGGAGACCTTTGGAGCGTAAAAAGTTGCGTCACGGTCAAGAGACGACCGCTTGTGGGATGAAGTCATTAACCAGGGGTGGGTTTAGAAGGGATCGCCTTCCTGAGCCCCAAGATGGGTCAGGTGGCTGGGTTTGGCTGTGGCTGCTGTGGCAGTTTCCAGGAAGGATTCATAACGGCCATCACGCAGCCAACGGAAACAATCTGGGTAGCAGGTCAGGAACCGGCCCTTTTGCTCTCCTCTGGCCTGATCCTTCAACGAAGCGGCCAATGTGCCTTCTAGGCGCTCCTGGACGCCTCTGGTGAGCTTTTTGTATTCAACCCATGCCTTGGGCTTGGATTGGCCAGTTGCTCTGTTGCTGATTTTTTGGTACTGCTGCCAAAAGGCCTGGAACTCGTCGCTATAGGCATCTGGTCCTGGCTTTCGGCCTTTTGCAGCTTTACTTGTTGTTTGTAGTTCTCTTGTATTTAGTTCTCTTGTATTTAGTTCGGCGGCAGCTCCTGCCGGGGGGTACGGCACCATTTGCCGGGGGGTGCGGCATTTCCTGCCGGGGGGTACGGCAGATGCTGCCGGGGGGTCTAAGGACGGTGGGGCGACGTTGGCCAGGTGGTTGACGGTGACCCGATAGAGGTTTGTGCAGCTGTCGCCTCGATCGTTTCGACGTGATTCGCGTTGAAGGAGTCCCATTGACTCCAACTGCCCAGCGACAGCCCGAGCAGTACGGACAGAAACACACGCACCATCAGCGATGGTTTTAATTGACGGCCAGCAGTCGGCATTTGCTCCGGCGTAGGTCTGGATAACCCAAAGAACCGCCAGCTGATTCGGCTGAAGCGTTCCGCGAATTGCTGTTGGAAGTGACGTAAAGGGGACGCCTTGCGGGATAAATGACATGAACTAGCGTTGAAGGGGAAGAGCACCGGGCGGGGATTCGAGCACCCCGCTTTTTTTATGCGTTACGAAATCGAAATTTCAGGAATCGAAGCCGCACCGCAAGGGTCAAAAGTTCGCACTCGTTACGGGATGCGAGAAGCCTCAGAACGTGTCGGGCCTTGGAGAGACGCCGTACGAGTTGAGGCATTGGCTGCCTGCGGTGAGTTAATTGAGGAAGCCTGCAGCGTTGCCGTTGAGTTTCGGTTTTTGCGCCCTAAGGGTGATTTTGGAGCTAAAGGCAACCTGCGTCCATCAGCTCGCACGCATTACACCGCCAAGAAAAACGACATCGACAAAGTTTGCCGGAGTTTGCTTGATGGGCTCACAGGGTCGGCATTTACCGACGATTGCTACGTGGTGGTGCTTAGTGCTTGCCAGAGATACTGCCTGCCTGGGGAACGTCCAGGAGCAACTGTGACGATTAAAACTCTGGCCTAGTACCTACCAAACACCTACCAATCGGGGCCATAGTAACTTCAGTTCCGGGAGAGACCCGATGTTCATTCTTCAGCTCGACCGCGTAGGCCAGAAGGTTCTTGGCTTCACGCTCCGCACTCCTGATGGCCAGTCCTTGGTCTTCAAGACCATGAATCAAGTTATGGAGGTTGTGGCCCACGTCGATCCTGACCAGCTGGTCTGGCACAGTTTGAATTGCGCCATGAACTTCTGGGACAGCGAGACAGCTCTTCCATTTTGGGGGCAGTTTTCGACTGGCCGTGAGGTTCGTTTTTGGGACTGGGCAGAAGGCAAGGCCAAAACCCAGACCATCACCAAGCGTCATTGGTGAGGCCTTCACCCCCTGGGGGTTGTGCCAACTCAACAAGCTGCACAATCCCTACCACTTGGCTACCAGCCAGGCCCATAATTAGCTCAGTTCAGTCAACCACCCCATGAACCTCTCCACCTTCTTCGCTGAGAAAGACTTCACCCTCAAGACCTACGAAGTCACCAGCCCTACGACCGGCGACTCGCACATCATCACCACCGACGTTGTGATCGATCGCATCCTCAGCACCAAGGGCCAAGAGCGCCAGCAAATCACCGGCATCCTTCAGCAACTGGATTTCCGCAACGGCGATTTCCACCACTTCTTCAAGCACCTGGCCACCGGCCTCGCTGCTCAGTTCTGAGGCCTTCGGGCCTTCCCGGGGATAACAGAGAGGAGTCGCCAGCTTATGGGCGCAGGCTTGCCAACCCCGGCCTTATTTACCCCTGTTTTATGGAATTAACAAAACCCCAGCTGTCCTACGTGGCCAGCTTGATCCGTGAAGACCTGGCCAATGGGGTCATGGCTTGGGATACCCCAGAGGGCCAGTCCTTAACCCGCGAAGATATCCGCGAATTATGCGAGGCCCTAGAGCCACCAAAAAAAGAAAGCCTGCATGAAATCCCGCTTGATCGGCTAATGCTGCCAATCCGTGCTCATAACGCTCTATGGCGGCGTGGTTACAAAAACGTCGGGGCTGTCATGGCGTTGACCCGTAGAGACCTGCTGTTGATTGGCCACGTCGGTGAGGGCAGCGCCGACGACATTTTGGCCGCTATCGAAAACCTTCGGGAGGAACTGCAATGAGCAAATACCTAAACCCCATGTACGACCACGACCACGGCAATAGTCAAGACAAGACTTTAAAACGTCGTGCTTGGCTGCACGACAAGATCACCCAAATGGGCCATCACCCAGACAGGTATCAAAAATGGCATGAGGAGTTAGAAACTCTTAAGCAGCAGCCGAAGCACGCCGAGCGGGAGCCAATCGTAAGGACTGAAAAATTTGCCGTTAGGCCTGCGGCAATCCTTAAGGATGGGGCATCCCTTAGAAGCTGCACAGACTACGAGTTACAGATCCTGCAAAAGTTTGTCAATGACGAAATCAGCAGACGCGCAACTGCTAGGCACAAAATCAAGATGCAACGTGTGGAAAAGATCCTGCTGAGATTCAAAGAACGGGGATGGCTGCCCGAGCTTGAAGCATTGTCAGAAGTGCGCCGTGTGATTGTTCAGCAAAAGATTTTTGGCATGGGCAAGAAACGCGCCGCTAAAGACTTAAGCGACCAAGTCATCCGGGCTATGTGGCGAGACGATAAACAGCGAAGGGACAAGCAACAAGGCATCGGCGCGATGCCTAGGGGACATTTTGGCTATGAGCCAGGCAAGAAAAGCAAAACCCACTATTACCTGGATCCAAAACAATTGTTTTGTCATGTCATTAGTCAATGGAAGTATCAAGCCCAAAGGAAGCGACAACAAGCCGAAGCAGTCGCCGAACGAAAACGGTTCCACGAGGCAAAGTTGAAAGAATGGGAGGAAAGGAATAAAGCCCGATCAGCAGACGTTGCTAAAGAATGGCATCAGAAGATAAGTAAGCAGAACAAAAAGTTTCGGCAGGC